GTTACGCCTATCACGACGACGCTTCGCTATCGTGGCTCAGCCACCGGATTCCCGGCCTATCTGGTTGGCGCAGCCTTCTACCAGGGATCAGGCGCAGCCGGACCTCTAGTCGTTCACAACCTCGGGCTGGGTGGCAACAAGGTCGACCAGATGGTCGGCCGTGGAAGCTCTAACCGACTAGCGCTGATCGATGACCTTCAGCCGATCCTGACAGTCGTCTGGACCGGAACCAACGAGTTCAGCAACATCCCGCCCGGCTTGAACCAGATGAGCCTGAGCACGTTCGACACGAAGTACCGTGCGATCGTCACGAAGGCTCGTCAGTACGGTGACGTGCTGATGGTCTACCCGCACGCCACGAACGTGCCGAACGTCTTCTCACTAGCCCCGATTCCACGCCAGCAGGCTGACTTCGAGCGTGTTGCTCGTAAGATCGCCTACGACCTAGACGCCGGGTACATGTCTATTCACCAGCTATGGGGAACGTGGGCGCGGGCTAACACTCGTGCGTTCATGGCTGACAACCACCACATCAACCAGGCCGGTCACAACGCCGTCAGCAAGGTGCTGACACGTGCTATCCGCCGTGTGTCCTGACACTTTGGGACACTAAAGCGCGTATAGTAGAGAGCAACCGTTCGGGGACTCTCATATATTCACCAACCATTACGGAGTGAAATGTCGATCTTCGACAGTAACCCGGTCACCGAGCCAGCAGGCAACTCAGGCGTTTCAGACGCCGGGATCTCACAGCCGGTCGTAGCGGATACAACGGTAACGCCGGTAACGCCGGACCCAGTACAGCCAGTCGTCTCTGACGCTGGTCAGCCAGCAGCTGATGTTCAGCCTACGGTTCAGTACCTGGACCCGGATCAGTACGGCGATCACCTAGTCAAGATCAAGGTAGATGGCGAGGAGAAGGAAGTACCCTTCAGCAAGGTCCGTGACGGACTGATGATGCAGGAGGCCTTCACCAAGCGCACCCAGGAGCTAGCTCAGGAGCGTCGAACGCTTCACCAGGCCAACAGCCTGATGGCAATGTTGGAGGCAGACCCTAAGGGGACGATTCAGCGGCTATCAGAGGCCTATGATCTAGATCCGGCAGCCGGTTTTGCGCCCGTGCAGAGGGAGCCAGAGGAACAGGCTCTCATCCAGCAGAAGCGTGCTCTGGCAGCTCAGCAGGCCCAGTTCCAGCAGCAGCGGATTGACTACGAGATCAACCGTCTCATCAACGACTTCGGCGTCTCAGAGGCAGACATTCCCAGTCTTGCCGACGCAGCAGTGCGAATGGGAACGGACCTTGAAACCGCCTACAAGGTGCTGACCTTCGAGAAGATGCAGAACGGCAAGACCTCACAGCCACCGGCCCAGCAGCAGCGGGTGCAGGCAGCTCTTGAGGCTCAGGCCGTTCACTCAGGAGCCTCTACGCAGCGTGGAGTAGCTACTGAGGCACCGAAGAAGGTCAACAGCATCCATGACGCTTTCGAGGCGTCAAAGCGTGAACTACGGGCCATGGGCATCAACGTATGAGGTACACCCCGAGCGAAAGCTAACCCATGTCTAACCCGAACTTCGACGCAATCGTCGCAACAACCCTGAAGAACTACCTACCGAAGCTTGAGGACAACGTCTTCACCGCTCGTCCGTTCGTGTTCTTCTTGAAGCAGGCCGGTCAGATCCGTACGATCTCTGGTGGAACCAACATCGTTCTGCCTCTGATCTACGCACAGAACACCACGGCCGGATCGTTCAGCGGGTACGACGTCATCCCGACGACGCCTCAGGACGGAATCTCAGCTGCCGAGTTCGGCTGGAAGCAGTACGCAGTCAGCGTTGCTATTTCTGGTCGTGAGGAGCGCATGAACAACAGCGACCAGGAGGTCATCGACCTTCTGGAGGCCAAGGTCATGCAGGCCGAGGAGACCGTCCTTGAGCAGCTGGACAACATGTTCTTCCTAGACGGAACCGGAAACTCAAGCAAGGACTTCCTTGGTCTGGACCGTCTGGTAGCACAGAACACCATCGCCGTCGGTGGAATCGACCCGTCAACCAACGCCTACTGGGCTAGCAACATCGGTACGCCAGCCGGCGTGCTGACGTTGAATACGATGGAGACGGCCTACAACACGGCCACGGTCGGTAACGACCGTCCGAACGTCATCTTGACGACCCAGACGTTGTACGAGAAGTACAACTCACTACTTCAGAACAACCAGCGCTTCGTTGATGTGCAGACGGCCGACGCCGGGTTCGAGAACCTAGCCTTCCACACGGCTCCTGTCACGTACGACACGTACTGCCAGTCTGGACGCGTGTACATGCTGAACAGCAAGTACATCAGGCTGGTCGGTCACTCTGACTGCTGGTTCAAGCCAACGCCGTTCCAGCGCCCACCAGACCAGGATGCTCGCTACATGCAGATCCTGCTACAGGGAGAGCTGACGATCAGCAACCGCAAGCGTCACTCGGTGATGCTCGCACAGACCGCAGTCTGATTTGAGCTGAGGGGGCCTCTGCGCCCCCTCACTCTCAACTTCTAAGAGGAACCACAAATGGCAGTACAGGACTACAGCAAGTCTCCAGTGCACGTGCTAGAGAGCATTGCCAAGGTCGCTTCTGGAATGACCGTGCTCACGGGTGCCTTCGGTACTCCCGGCAGCGCGATCGCCGATGTGACCGGAGCCTTCTCTCAGACGATCCTGAACAACAACTTCAGGGCACTTGAGGACAAGGTCAACGCTCTGATCACCGGTTTGCAGGTCGACTGATGGGTGCCGGCACGTTCGTACGTGCGGCGGGCACGACGGCAGGTAACAACAAGGATCTGGCTGAGGGTGTACTAGACACGAAGCGCGTCGTGCGCGGTGTCTACACGTTCTCAGCGTCCTACGCAAACCCGGCTGGTGACACGATCCCGATGACCGGAGCGAGCTCGGTCGGGTTGCAGCAGATCGACAAGGTTCTGATCGACCCTGAGTTGCAGGCAACCGGAGCTGACCCGGGTCTGTCGATCCGTCTCGGTGGAACGCCAGGTGCTCGAACGCTACGCGCATTCGACACGACGAACACTGAGATCGCAAACGCGACCAACCTCGGAACCCGAGCTATCGGCGTCTGGTTCATCGGATACTGATGGCTCAGCGAATTCAGATGCTACAGGGGCAGGCGTTGCCTGGGAGCCAGTATCCCGGTCAGCGTCCTGCTCCTATGGCATCAGCCTACGGCCGACCAGGACAGGCCCAGCTGGTCGGTGTCGGATCTCTAGACGAGCCGGCAACTCCTGATCCGATGTCAGGGAAGTGTGCTGAGACTCGTGAGGTCGACGGAGTCCACCAGCGTTGTGGCGCTTGGGCCGTGAAGGAAAGCGATCCTCCTCGTTGCATCGGGCACAAGAGGAGCAACGAGAAGCGGGTAGCGGCAAATGGCGATGAGCCTACAGGAGATCAGGGACTTCGTCAGGACGCACCTTGACCTTGAGGTCGAGGATCTACCTGACCCGCTTCTAGACGCCTTCATCCGAGACGGGTCAAAGCGTGTAGAGCGCGCAATGGCTCGCTGGCCTTTCTACGAGCAGACGTACCCGTTGGCGCTCGTGACCGGCCAGTCTTCTTATCCGATCTCGACCATCGGTGGAGACCTCGATCAGGTAGAGTCGATCGTTGTTGACGATCGCCGTCTTCCTCTCATGTGGATCGGCATGGATGAGCTGAATCAGCTTCAGATCACCCAGTCCGGGCTATCAGCCCGCCCTGTGTACTTCTCTCAGTGGGGCGATTCGATCTACATGTTCCCGACCCCTGACCAGGCTTACGGCCTGACTGTCAGGGGTTATCGTCGCGCTCAGGACTGGATCGCAAACGGAGCCGGAGCCGAGCCTGATCTCCCTGACGAACTCCACAACACGATCGCTACGTTCGCACTAGCCAAGGCGTACGCTCAGCAGGAGGACCCGGAGCTGTCAGCGCTCTATGAGCGCCAGTTCAGCGATGAGCTACAGGAGTACATGCGTCACCTGTCAATCACGCCGTACTCTCAGCCGCTTGTTCTGAACGGTGGACCAAGGTCGCGTAGCGGATCTCCTGAGCGAGCAGGACGTCCGTGGTACTCATACGCTGGTGGCATCTTCTGATGGCTCGTCGTATTGAGCTAGAACACCAGCGGGACTTCACTGGAGGCCTGAACCTCAGCGATGATCCGTACAACCTAGAGAAGAACGAGTCGTTCGATCTACAGAACGTCGACATCGACCGTCGTGGTGGCTTCGGTGTCAGGCGTGGATCTCAGCGGTTCATCGGGACGTCTGTAAACAAGACGATCACCGCTACGGGCGTAGCTCGTGCAGGAAACGTTGTGACCGCCAGCGGGCTGTCTCCAGTGAACGGTCTGCCTAATGGCCTCGTAGCGGGCGACATCGTTTCTGTAGACTTCCCGCTAGGCGCTGGCGGAACGAACTTCGATGGCACGTTTGTTGTCACGGGTGCTGTAGGTGGGGCTTCTACGGCAACCTGGGCACAGACCGCAGCCAACGATACAGCCGGTGCCGGAACGATCATTGAGGGGCTGAAGGGCAGCTCTAACTCTGGCACGCCAGACTCGGGCTACGCGTACGTAGACACGAGCGGAGTCCGTCACATTCTGGCCGCTCGGGCCGGGAGTGTGAAGCGTTGGGATGGCGCTCAGTGGCAGTGGGTGCGCGCCCAGACCGGACAGCTCGGTCGCACCAGGTTCATTGAGTACAACAACGCTCTGTATTTCACAACGGCAGGCAGCTCTGCTGTGCCGTTCAAGTGGACCGGAAGCGGTCTGGCAACACAGCTGACCGGAACCGCTGGCGGAGGGTTCAACGACGATCTGACAGCTCCTAACCAGGGGAACATGCCGCACTGTCGGACGCTAGCTGTCCACCATGAGGTTGTTTGGGCCGGCTACGTCCTAGAGACCGGACCGGTTACGCAGGCCTCACGTGTGCGCTGGTCGCATCCTGGACAGCCTGAGGATTGGCGTACGAACGACTTCATCGATCTAGACCCTGACGACGAGAACGGTGTTATCACCGCACTCGTTCCGTTCGGAGATCGCCTGCTTGTCTTCAAGGAGAAGGCAATCTACGCTATCCACGGTTACCCGCCTGCCGGCTTCACTGCCGAGAACCTGACGAAGGAGCTAGGAACTCCTAGCCAGTTCTCTGTCGTCGCTACGCCTGACGCTGTCTACTTTTGGGACCTA